GAGGTGCAACAACAGCAGCAGGAGGTGCAACAACAGCAGCAGGAGGTGCAACAACAGCAGCAGGAGGTGCAACAACAGCAGCAGTACCTAGTTGTGTAAATTCCGGTGCTTCTAGTTCAATTGTATCATCTGATATCATATTGTCACTGTCGTCCATTTCATCATTTTTATTAGATGCGTACTTCATACCATCAATTAAACCATTTATATAACTAGCAAATGGATAATTTGATGAAGATCCATCATCCATGTCATCTTCTTGAGTACATTTAGCATATTTCAAAGGGTACATTATATATAATAATATAGATTTTATAATGTAGGAAAATCATTATTATTTAATTTAAAATTATTTTTTGTATTATTATTTTTATAATTATCAGGAATAGGTAATCTAGGATTAAATCTTCTGTTTTCTATAATTTTTTTAGGAATTTCTATAATTTTTTTTTCTATTTTTTTTTCTATTTTTTTTTCTATATTATTTTTTTTTACATCTTTAAAATCTATTTTATGAGTTACAGAAGTTAAATCATTTTTACATTTTTTATTAATGATTGATAAATAGTACAATCTCTCTTCTTCTGTCTCTTCTTCCTCGTCATCTAATGGGGGTAAAGATCGGTCAGGTTGAATTAAATTATGTTTTGTATAATTATATATATCAGTATCTGTATTCATTGTTATTTATAAATAATAATACTCTTTTATATAAATTTAAAGAATATTTAATTATATAATTATAGATGCTTTCATCTAAAAGTCAAGTCGTCTCGCTATGCGAAGGTATTGAAAATATTATCCCAAAACATAATAAATATATTGAATTTGATAATATGACATCAGAAGAGACTATGTTAAATTACATGATAAAGTATAACGTGTTTTTAACAGGACCACCTGGTAGTGGTAAAACATTCATGATACAAAAATACATTGATTATTGCAATGAAATGAATATAAATGTGGGGATTACAGCAACAACTGGTATTGCTAGTAAATTATTAGGAAATAATAGCATGACTATTCATTCTTGGAGCGGTATTGATATAATTGAACCTCATCATACATTTGAAATGGTTTTAAAAAAAGTATTAGATAAACCATATCATGTTAAAAGATGGAAAAAAGTAGAATCATTAATAATAGATGAAATTTCATTATTAGATGGTAAATTATTTATATATCTTGATATGATTGGTAAGAATATTCGAAATAATAATAAACCATTTGGTGGTATTAGATTATTAATAGTAGGTGATTTTTATCAATTACCGCCCGTAAATGGTATGTTTTGTTTTGATACAATTAATAATATATGGGAAGATACGTTCGATCACATAATACTATTAAAAACATCATATCGTTCTTCTGATAATAAATTGAATCGGATATTAAATCAAATTAGAAGAAATAAAATGTTAAAACCAAATATGATATTAGCTCTTAAAAAAAGAAATTCTAATAAAATATTAAAAACAGAAAGATTTCCGATATTAGTTCCATTAAGAGATATGGCAAGAAATATTAATAATAATAAATTAAAAGAAAATAGTAATACAATGTATTGTTTTAAAGCAACATATAATAAAGTAGAATTAAAAAATATTATTCAAAAAATATCACCATTAGAAGATGAGTTAGTATTAAAAATTGGTTGCCCTGTTATATATCTGATAAATGATCGCACAAGAGGATTAGTAAATGGTATGGTTGGAACAGTTGTCGAGTTTTATGAAAATAAACCAGTAGTACTTTTTGATAATAAACGACATGTAATAGATAAACATACGTGGGATAAAGATGATGATAAGAATAAATTAAAAATGGAACAATATCCATTATTATTATGTTATGCAATTACTATCCATCGATCACAAGGTCAAACATTATCACAGGCATCAATAGTTCTAGATAGTAGAATATGGGAAAAAAGTCAATGTTATGTTGCTCTGTCTCGACTAAAAAGTTTGGATGGATTAAATTTACTTGAATTTGATCCGAAAGTATTTGATATAATAAGTAAGAGTGATATTAGAGTAAAAGAATACTATAAAAAATGGAATAAAAAAATATAATATATATTTAAAAATATATATTATATATACTTATAATAGTATGCTATCTTGTTTTTTCAAAAGTCAAAATAATAATAATATAACAGAATATGATATATTTCAAATCTATGGATTCATTATATTTGGTCTATATTTATTATATTGTTTATTTAAAATACTATGTAATATGAATCGGTTCAAAGATATCAAATTTTATAATTCAAATTCCGATACTGATAGAATTCAAATACTAGGATTAAATAATTTAGATCATCAGATGAAATTATATGAATATACAACAATGTATAACCTAAGTGATATGGGAATAGAGAAACCATTTATAATTAGATTAAATGGTAGAAATTTTAAAAAGATTAAGAATAAAGAAAATTATCTAATACATCTTCATATGGTTAGCATGGAATTAATGAAAGAATTTCATGTTCAAACAGCAATGGTATTTAATAATGAAATTAATTTAATATGTTTTCCTTTAAATAATCCTCATTTCAATGGACGATATACTAAATTACAAAGTGTTATTGCATCGTACGCTGCTTCCAGTTTATCATTAAAATTAAATACAGTGTGTTCATTTCATTGTAATATAGTCGATTTTAGTAATAATAATATGGATCTACTAAATTATATTAAATGGAGATATTATCAGGCTAAATCAATTAGAGTTTTACCATATTTTATAAAACGCCAATATATTGATATGATAAATAAGCAAAATGGTGACTTACAAAATGTTATTCCTACTAATAATGATAAACCAAAATATAAACATGTTAAGTTTCTACTAAATAGTAATATGGTAAAAATGAAAGAATCTGATGAATATTTTAAATTATTTACAAAATCTAATTTAAATACCACTGAATATAATATTAAACTTCCCAAGTTATATGAAATGAATGAAATTTTAGTAAATAAAAATTATAGTAAAAAAAAAGATAAAAAGGAATAAAATCCATTGATACGTATATAATCAATTGTTTTACAAGACTCTTGTAAAACAAATCGACTTGTCTCATAGTTACTCTAATGTTATATATACTAAAAATATAAATATATCAATAACAATTATTCTAATTAAATTAATATCAAATTTAAAAGGAGTTGGTTTTTCTAATTCTGCTTTTGCTGTAAAAACAGATTTTGGATATATTGGCATTTTTTGATAACATTTTATATCTACTAAAGTAGAAAAAATAATAATTAATAACGGATTACCATTAGTATATATTTCTATATTTACTACTAATGCTTCATTTATAAATAATAATGTACCAGATGTATCTGTAATATTAATAGGATCGGCGTTCATATAACTCAAATAATTATCTTTATTAATAATAATTTTATTTGGAACATATGACGAATTTATATAATTTTGATTACTTTCGTATACAGGTCGATATATTTTTTGTAGTTCTCCAGGACTCGTATGAATAGATAGGTAACCATTAGTACCGGTAATTGTAAAACCAGTTAAATTAATAAAAAACACAGGTATATGTAAACTAATAGAAAATTCGGTGTTTATAATTGTATTAATACCTTTTATTGCTATCATATTATATGTGGGTAGAGGAGGAGGTGGCGGAGGAGATAAATTAGTTTTTTGACCTTTACCGCACCCTGTATTACATATTCCATCACAAAAAAATCCATCATAATTAATAGGTTTTAAAGTACGACATATTTCGATATTATTTATTATTTCACATTCTATCTTAGGAGGAGGGCATTTTTGTAATATCTGTCCATTAAAAATAAAATGCTTCCAAGTCTGAGTAAATACAGTATTAATACTTGTAAAATCTGTAAATATATGATTATATATATTCTCTAAAACAACAGATGTCATATATAAATAACAATAGATATTTATAAATTCCTATATGATTCTCTCAACACACTAACTGAGCAATACGACGTGTCTCATACTATTTTACTGCGTTCAAGATGTTTCCATATTATTAGAAATTATAATCATTTGATATATTTCTTGCCCATTCAAATCTACTTAATAATGCCTTATTAAATAGTTTATCTTCGGGTATATTATATTTTTTCATAAATGAGAAAATAATTCTAGGATCAATATAATTATTTTTTGATGTTCCTAATGATACATTTTTCATTTTAATTTTAGTATCTTTTTTCATTTTAAGTATTTCTATTTTTCCTTCTATTTTTTTTATATTTGTCATTTTATCATCTTTACTTCCTCGTTTACTTTTTTTTTTCTTCAATTTAAGTTTCTTCTCTTTTAAATTTTTAATCATATTATCTATTTTATCTAAAGTTGTTTCAATGTTACTCGATACATTTTTTTGGTGATTACATAGTACAGCAACAGATGTATTGGCTTGATTAAATATAGAGATTAAATAATTAATACGTTCTGCTTCTGGTAATTTATTTAATTTATGCCGATCCACTTTATCTAATTCTTTTTGAAATAAGATAGATGCGTTGTAGGTTCTCCATACCTTTGCTGTTAATCCTTTCATCATACTATCGAGGTATTGATTTAATGAAGTGGGTGAAATCTTATCAAATAATAAATCTTTCCTATTCTTATCTGTAACAGAATTTTTAATATTATTATAGGCAATATTATCTATTTTAACTTTCTTACAATAACGAACAGAATCTTTACCTAAAAAATCTAGTTTAATCGTTTCATCTTCTAATATGGTAATGTGTTCAACCCTTAATGATGTTACCCCTACTGTATCTGCTTTTTCACTTGTATCTTTCTTACCACCAACTCTAAGCGCCAGATTATCAATTAGGTAGAGTGCTGTTGCATGTTGTCTCGCCATACTATTACTAGTATTTTTCATATCAACATAATATGTTGCTCTTATAGTTTGCGCTTTATTTTTTAGTTCACGCGCAAGATCAAATTTATCCATATCACTTTTTGATTTAAATATGCTTTCCATTGATGTGAAAACATATTTATTTTTATCACTTATATTATCAACCCATGTTGCTAACCACACCACTTCCATATTATGCATCACTTCTTTCCATTTACCTGGAACATTTGGTTTGGGAATAGGGGCAGTCTTACTAATATTTATAGTAACATCTTCTGGATTGATCCGTTTCTTTATTCTTCCCAATTTTGGGTGTTCGCCTCGACCTAGAAATATACCAGGTGGTTCTATCTTAAAATTTCCTACTTTTTGTTTACCACCATCTATATAACAGTACTTATATGGTTCGTCCAACATATCCATTTCTTTCTTCTTTCGTTCTTTCATTTCTTTTGTCATATTTTTGTTCTCTTCTTTATTTTTTTCTAAATGTGTTTTTATTTCAGTAACATCTACATCTTCCATTGAATTTACTACATTCTCTCTATCTAGTGTTTTTTTCCAATCATGTAAAAAATTTTTATTAAATCGTGAATTTTTAGAATATTCCGTATCAATATATCGAGCGTACATTGTTATATATTCTTCAGCAAGTGGATTTAATTTAGTAGTATTACCTTTTATTTTTATAGGAATATTATGCGGTTCATATAAAGAGGGAAACATTGGACCATTATGTATTAATTCAGACCATTGTTTTCCGCCTCCACCATGTAATAAACATAATGGAAAGATATTATTTTTAGTAGACATATTATCAATATATAGATAATAAAAAATTAAAATGATATTATTAATATCATTTTAATTAAAAATATAAAAAAGATATTAAAACAAAAGAAGTTATATATATTAAATGAATTCAACTCATTACAAAAAAGAAATACTTGTTAAAGATTATTTTGATATTCACTCTCATTATAATACGATTTACAATTCTTCAGATATGTCTAAATGTAATATTCTCATATTAATGCAAGTTGGTAGTTTCCACGAATGTTATAATACTGATACTGAGGGACCCAATCTTCACTATATTGGCGAGAAATTAGATATGATAGTAACAATGAAAAATAAAAATAAACCACTTTCAACCAGTAATCCAAGGATGATGGGTTTTCCATCATATATTGTTGATGATACGATAGATCGGATTATATCTATTGGTTATACAGTGGTACGAATAGATCAAACCACTGAACCCCCTAATCCCAAGAGAGAAGTGGTGGGTATATTCTCGTCTTCAACACATATTAATAGTACGAAAGGTAATAATAATAATATTGTTTGTATTACATTAGATTGTTTAAAATTAAAAACAACTAATCCAATTCTTTGTATTGGTTTGGCAAGTTATTGTATGATGACTGACGAAGGATGTGTATATGAGACTGTCTCCACATCACATGATAATATGTTAGCACTAGATGAGGCGTTACGATTTATGGAAAAGTACCCACCATCAGAAGTTGTATATTATTGTTCCAAAAATATGACTGGGTATCTTACTTTGAATCAATATATTAATAGGATGACATTGAATGATATTATGAAATATATTGGTATTAATGATAACACTACTATCTATAAAATTAATAATAACGATATGATTACAAATTCATCATATCAACAAAATATTATTATGAAGATATTTAATGATATGATGGATCATATTAATCTTCACGCTCTGAATATGGCACGTCTTGCACTTGTCGGTATATTGGAATTTACAACTAATCATATGCCTCTCCTAGTTGAGAAATTACAACAACCTAAATATTTTGATCAGACTAATACATTGTTTCTGGGGAATAAGGCGATTGAACAATTAGATATATTACCAATGGAAGGAAAAACAAAAACTCTATTCAGTAGTATTTGTATGACTAGAACGCCAATGGGTAGGAGAATGTTAATAAGTTCCCTCAATTCACCCTCCATCGTACCAAGCGTATTAAATAGTAGATATAACTTAATTGAACAACTTTTGAAGAATAATAGATTTGAATCAATATACAGTAATATGAATAATATTACCGATTTACCAAAGTTAGTAAGGAAGATGGAATTAAAAAAAATATATCCCTTTGAATTAGTCTCATTCTACAATTCAATGCTTCAAATAAAGAAAACATTCAGTGAATTGGACAAAGAAATAAATATAACAGAAAACATGAATAAAATGATAAAAAATATCACCAATATTACAACACACATTGAAAATACATTTGATATTGAATATATTGAGAAAATGAATTATATTAACTACAAAGAAGAAAGTGTAAATTATATTAAAAATAACAAATATCCTAAAATAATCGAATTATCTGATAGTATTCTGACAGGTAATAATTTTATGGAACACTTGGTTAAACAACTTGAAAAATTAATTGAGGAGAAAAATTCAAAAGTGATACGAAAAGATCAAACTATCATTACATTAAAATATAATGATCGTGATGGACATTATATGTTATTAACAAAAAGAAGGAGTAAAATATTACGTGAAAATCTTGCAAAAATAGAAAATATTAAAATTGGTTCAAATGTAATAAAAACATCAGATTTGGAGTTTAATGATATGCCTCGATGTAATAATACAAAGATAACTTGCAAAGATATTATGAAAATTTCAGTAGATGTTGTTGAATTAAAATCACAACTTGCAATGGAATTAAAAGAGGCGTTTTATAATGAAATTACATTATTAATGGGTTGTTATAATGACATGATAAAATGTATAATAGATACAATAACTATGTTAGATTTTATGAATTCCGGGGCAAGATGTGCTCATATAAATGGATACAGCAAACCTAAAATAGTAGAAAAAGAAAATGCATATTTTGATGCCAAACAACTACGACATCCAATTGTCGAACTTATAAATGAAGATACTTCGTACCATCCATACGACATATCGATAGGAACAGGATACAATTATGGTATATTGTTATATGGTATTAATAGTTCTGGTAAATCAACATTAATGAAATCAATTGGATTGGCAATAGTTATGGCACAAATTGGATATTATGTACCAGCAACTGAATACACCTATTCACCATATACTGGTATATTTACGCGTATTGTCGGTACTGATAATATCTTTAGAGGAATGAGTAGTTTTATGATAGAAATGATGGAATTAATGGCAATATTAAAAAGAAATAATAATAAGACTATGGTATTAGGAGATGAGATATGTAGAGGAACAGAAGAAAAATCTGCCAATATAATTGTAGCATATATGTTGGAAACATTAGTATCATCTAAAACATCTTTTATAACAGCAACTCACCTTCACAGTATTGCCAATCTACCTAGTGTGAGAAATCTAAATGGTATTAGAATTTGTCATTTAAAAATTAATTACGATGAGAAAAACGATATGCTGGTTTATCAACGGGAATTAGTTGAAGGTCAAGGAGATAAATATTATGGTGTAATGGTTGCTAAATATTTAATGAAAAGTGATCATTTCAATAATAGAACAAAGGAGTTAGAAATGGAATACGAAGATTATAGTGTAAAAAAAAGTAACTACAATAAAGATATTTTAATGCTATCTTGTACCATATGCAATGGTACGAAAAAATTAGAAACTCATCATATACATTTTCAGAAAGATTGTGATGATGTTAAAGTAATACGAAAACCACATATAAAAAAAAATAAACCATATAATCTAGTCATATTATGCAGTAAATGTCATGATATGATAGATCGAAAAGAAATAGTTGTAAATGGATGGGTACAGACAAGTGATAATATTAAATTAGATTGGTATAATTCAGAACCATCACAATCTACGCACATATGAAGAAATATTGATCGGTTAAAATTATATTAAACCAAATTCATAAAATAAAAATCCTAATATTGATCCAATAAATAATAATACGATTATTGCACCTAATATAGTTAATCTATTTGTATCTCCTTGTAATTTTAAAATATTTGGTACATTTAATATTTTCTCAGGTGGTGTAAAGTCTATTAAAGGTATAGTCGGAGGTGGTGGACAAAATGGTATTTTGTATGCTGAATATATAATATTAAGACGAGGACAACCTGGTTGATTCATTATAATAAAACATGGTGAATCAGTATAGAGTGTAATTGTTCCGTTTGTATTTGTATTTGTTATAATGATAATATTTATACTAGAATTATAAAATGAAAGACTTGATTCCCCGTTAAAAATAACTAAGTTTTGTATATTATTAGTTAATGATGTAACTTGGGATAGAAATGTGTCGGAAGATGGTTTACCTGACGATACAGAACCAGTAAAATCAATTCTAATATTAATTGATCCTTCATAATATGGTGCTAATATGAAGGGATCTATATTAATCCCTAATAAAGTCATATTGGTAGGAACACTTATAGGAAATGAACTACCTAATGTATCATTTATTACAGGTGTTGCAGGACTATAATTTAATAATATACAATCTCCATTTAAAACAAGTGGATACGCTCCAAATGGCGATATTGTTGGAGGTTTTAATATATTATTTTCGAAAAAAATATTATTAAATTGTAATTTTTGAGTAAGAGTAAAACCCTGATATCTAGGTGGTATTGTAGTAGAAGTACCATCTGGTAATGTATATGTAACAACAGGAGACTCTGTTGGTTTTTCTTTTCCAGGCATTACAAATACTGGAACACCTATTACAGTAGTATAACGTGTTGTTCTACCACCTGTATAATCTATATATAATTTATTAATTAATGTTAACATCATATTAGTTTTATTAATATATGTATTAATAACATCTGTATCAAAAGGCATTATATTTATAATGATTTATATTATATAAAAATTACTTTGTAAAATATTATATATATATATATATGGTGAATTTAAACACTCCACCTAATAAACCAGGCGAACCCTTTGAATCTATTGTTAAACCTGACATTGTAAGTGATATGTTAAATTTTTTAGAATCATCTTCACCAAATAGATATAAAGTACCATATTTAATTAAAGAATTATATGATCATTTTACAAATTTATATCATCATCCTGGTAGTATGACTGATATAATAATAGGCACTAATACATCAACACCAATTCCCAAACCTACTAGACCACCTGAAACATACTCGGAAATAAATTTAGATGATTATGTATATTTAAATTATAGACCAGATACATTAAATGGTATAATAAATAATGTAAATTTATTAAATCCAATTTTATTAAAAAAAAATTTAACTATTGCTGTTATAAATATTGACACCGTAATATATTCCACGACTTTATATAAATCTGACCCAATATCAATACCAATATTATTTAAATCATTAAAAGATATGGGAGACAATTTATCGGGTGGAGATATGTTTAATAGAATTAAACAACAATTTGTATCAAAAATAACAGAATTAATATCAATGACACACTCTTATGGAGAATTTGTAAAAAGAATGGTTAAACCAGATCCATTTGAAATAAAATTAATAACTATTATGGCAAATACAAAATCAAAATTAGGGGGATATTTTCCTGGCATGTGGGGATATCTAGGTGAAACTACTGACATGTTGGGGTTACAAAAATATTTAGGTACAGCAATTTATAGTGTTAATTTATATGATTTTCATTATTTTTTATCAAATCGTTTATTTACACTTCCAAAAGAATTTAAAAACGAGAATGGAACATTAGACGAAGCACCAGATAATAGTTTAAAAAAACTAAAAACAAGTATTGAACCTTGTATTTTAGTTATACTTGTTTTAATTAAAGCAATTGGACATAATTATAGTCTTGATTATGCAACAGGATATGATTATAGAGGCATAGATTATATTAATAAATATTATAATAGACCAGTT